TTTTGTAAGTGATAGTTCCTTCGCCATCAAATAGTCCTGCAATGTATGCAGCTTCTGCTTCTGTCATCTCTCATCCTTATATAAAATTTCTTTTTTATCATTGTAGCCATCATAATAATAACCAACAACTTCTTTTTTACGATTATATTTCTTTTTACTTTCTACTTTTCTTTGTTTGTACTTTGGTGTTCGAAGGTCTTTGGCTACAGGATTCTTTTTCACTGTAGCCTCGCCGATGTTGCCATTGCGTTTAATTCTTCAAGTGTCGGTTCTTCTAATCGAAGTTCACCTTCTGATTTACATTTATCACACTGTACAATCATATCATAAACTTTGTTATAACCATTCCCTTTGCACTTTGGACAAATGTATTTATGATTAGCTACTTTTACTTTTGCCATTTGCTTTACCACCTTTGTTATCTAAAAAAAATCTAATAAGTCTTCCAATCATCTTTGATCGGGTCCTATTAGTTTTTGTTGCAAGTACACCCAATTGTTCCCAGTCAGCTTTGTTAACTGATAGAGATTTATATTTATTTGGATCTGCCATTGTGTTCCTTTCTTTGATTTGTTCTTCTCATATATGGGAATTTACAATAATAAAACAAGCCTTGCAAGTATTATTTTTTTAATATATTATTGTGATCTCTTCTCACACCTTTTGTTTGTTCGTCCCTTTCTTGGGACGGGCAGACAACTTTAGAATGATTCTTAAGTAACTATTTTACCTTCGTCTTTTTTAGGAATACAGGTAAATTTAGGATACAACTGGTTGTTGTTTATTTCATCTTTAGTAAAATTACCCTCTGCATATATAATCTCGTAAGACTCTGATAGCCCTGCTCTTATGCAGTCGTGATGATCTGGAAATACTTTTGGATAGTCTTTGTTGGTGTAGCACTCACCGCTCATTGCAGAGCAAATATAAACCGTCAATAAAAATTTCATTATTTTCCCTGGCCGCGATACTTCTTCCACGAACGACGTTTTGATTTATTCATTTTACATTTACTTGGAGTACGTCCAATCGATGTTTTATGAAAGATAGGTTCGTGTGATACGTGATCTTTAAATTTTTTCGCCATCGTCGTCTAACCATTCTTTTACAAATGGTTTTGCTCCTTTAGGTGCTGTTATAACTGGTAGATAAGTTATCTTACCATTTACGTGTTGTTCTAAATCTGCTCCACAATTCATACACCTAAAAAAATCTCGGTCAATACTCACTAACATAGTGAACTGATCACACGTTGGACATTTACCGTTGACGACTTCTGCTTGAAATTTTATAGTTTTATTTTTCTTCATCAATCAAGTATTAACTTCTTAATTGAAAAAGATCCATCTATATTTTTTTCTAATTCAGCCATAGATTTTATGCATTGGTACTGAATATTATTATTTTTATTAGTTCTCGTCGCGACACGTTTGCCTTTTAAACATTCGGACATCGACTCTTGTATTCTGTGTTCTTTGATTTCTCCGTTAACAATCATAAGTAGGGCTATTACTAACTCTGTCATTAATGACTCCCATTTTGTCTAACTTTATCTTTTAGATCTTCAATATCTTTTAAAGCTTTGTCTAACTGCTCTCTTAAAAATTCTATATTAACTTTATTAGTCATATTCATTTCTTGAGTCTGTTCCATTTTCTCTACAGTATTATAAAGATCTTCAATTAAAAATATCTGTTCTTGGTCTACAGGTACTTGTTCACTTTTTTTAAGTAAATCATTTTGAAATAATTCTCTTGATGTCTCAAGTGATACCAATCTGGCCGTCAGCTCGGTGTATGCGAATACGCCAGCTGCAACGAGCAGAATCAGTGAGGCTACCGTTTTCATCGGCATCTGCACAGCTGCAGACTCTGATATATTTAATGGTTTTTTGCTCATCTAGGTATGTACCCTGGTTCCATAAAGAAAGCCATTAGAACAAATAATATAATTAATATTCCTGTAAAATAGTAATTCATTCCTGGCTACCTCTATATTCATAGCCAAGTAGTTTACACTATTTGTCTTCTATTTTGTAGAACATTTTGTCCGTATCTTCTGTAATCCAACCTTGATTCTCAACATTCCATTCCGTAGTTTGAACCTTATAGTCTGGTATGTCGTTTCTAGTGGTAAAATTACTAATATTCCAAAGGATACGATTGTTAGGCTGAATAGCATAATTCCCATTATCAAGAGCAAGAACGTGTCCACACTTATGCTCGTGAGGAATCTCACTATGTTCAGTGTCCAAGATATTAGTTTCAGGATGACACCAATCAATCGTGAAGAGATACTCTCCAAAATATTCTTTTTTATCTTTTCCGAAATATTTACCGCGTTGGGATGTTAGATAACCAAAATGATGCACACTAGGATAATAACTAAAGCTATTCCACAGCTGAAGGGTGTCCACTTGCATATCTGGCACTGCGTTTCTGTCAAATTCTTTTTGAAAAAACGCTGATATAGGCAATCTAAAAAAGACCGCACCGTTTGGTAACATAATGTGAAATAGTGTTGCAGCTCCTGCCATAGATGCGAGCCCGAAGACAACACACTCTTCACTTTCTCCGTGATGTTTTTTAAAGTCATAAAGATACTCCTTTCGTACTTTACAATACATTGGTGGGATATCAGCATTCAATAAAGCCATTACTTAATATCGCCCCAATTTTCTCCTTGTTCATAATCCACTTTGTTTGGAACTTTTAAATCTACTGCGGATTCCATTATGCTAATTATTTCTTCAGCTTTTTCTGGAGATTCAACAGAGATATCCACTTCATCGTGAATTTGTATGTGTGGTATTATACCATTTTCATACAATGCTACCATACTTTTTTTAGTCATATCTGCTGCACTTCCTTGTATTAATTTATTCAATGCTTTGTATGTAAATGCACGTTTAAGTGGTTCATCATATTCTTTTCGCGCTTGTTCTAGCGGTAATGGTTTAAATATACCAAACTGTGTAGGCTGCCATAGATCAAAATGACACGCACGACCAAGTAAAGTTCTGATCTTACCACGATCATTTGCTTTACGAGATACATTATCCATCAATTGTTTTACGAATGGTGCTTTTGTGTGATATTGTTTTATTAATTTTTCTGCAGATTCTTTCATCAAACCTAACTCTGCCATTAATTTATTTTTACCCATACCATACATCAAACCCAAGTTAATTGTTTTGGCCTGCTTACGTTCAATGCCTGCCATATCTGCAACAACCTGGTGGAAGTCTGCATCACCTGCATTGTATGCATCTACAATTTCATCAACACCAGACAAGTTTTGTAACTTTGCATAGTGTACTAAAATTCTTGGTTCTTGTTGTGAGTAGTCAAAAGATCCCCACGTAGTATTTTCTTCTGGAATAAAAATAGATCTAATCATTGGTCCAAGTTCAGGATGTCTTGCAGGTATCTGTTGTAGGTTTGGATTACTCATAGAGAATCTACCTGTTACAGTTCCGCCTGCATCTGATCTAATTTGATTTATGTCTGCGTGTATTCTACCATCAACTGCGTGTTTAGTTATTGAATCTATAAATGTAGTGTGAGCTTTGTTTATCTCTCTTGCATCTGCAATTAGTTTTGGTAATTCGTGTGGATGGTTTTGTAAAAAGTTTTTTGTAAAACTTGGTTCTTTACTTTTTTCTGTTCTGTCATACGGAAGTTTTAATTTATCAAAAGCTTTTGCGATACTTCGAGCTGCGTGTATTTCTACATCAACTCCTGTTAAACTCTTGATTTTATTTACAATTTTAGACTCACGATCCATAAGATTTTTTTTGATATTTGCTGCTTTGTCAAGATCAACTCTTACACCTTTAAATCTCATATCAACTAAACAAGGAAATAATTTTGTCTCCAGGTTAAATACATCCCATAACTCTTCTTGATATAATTCTGTCTCTAATCTTTTCCAAAGTTTAAGTGTAGACTCCGCATCACGTTCCGCGTACTGTCCAACAAAAAGCGCTGGCAATCTCCACATATCTTTTTTAGGATCTAAACCATATTCTTTTGCTGCTGCATTAAGAATACTTTCGTCTTTACCCATACCTATATAAAATCTTGATAGTGTATTTAATTGATAAGATAATCTGTTCTCATCAATCAAAGACGCTGCTATCATAGTATCAACTACTTTACCTTTGACTATTACTCCTGCTGATCTTAACCAACAGATATCATACATTGCATTGTGAAATATAAAGGTAGTATCTGGTTGATTACAAATATCTTGTAACCACGATAAAACCAATTTTTTGTCCATATTACCACCAGACTCGTGGTGGATAGGAAAGTACCCTGACCAGCCCTCTACGGCCACCGCAATGCCAGCAATGTGGCCTTTTCCAGTGACATTACCAGAGCCTAGCTCTTTTAGGTGTGGATCATTAGTCTCTAAATCGATTGCTATTTCTTTATGTCCTCGAAGATCTTTTAGTTCTTCTGGCATTACCCATTCCGTTTCTGGAGTAAACAATGGGATCTGGGTACTTCTCACGAATAGTCCCTTTCCAATATCATTTCTAAATAGTGTATTGCCTTCTTCACGTCCTCTTCTTTTCCTTTAGATTGATGTCTACAGATATACTTTATAGCGTTGCCTTCTGCAAAAAGCAACTTGTTTTCGTTTATAAAGTGTGCTGGCTGTATGCGAAAATTTTTATAATGCTTCCCGCCGACCTGCTTTTCTAAACTATCATATGTTGTTCCTTTAAATAATTCTTTATTTGTCATTTTTTCCTCCTTTAATAACTTCAAATTTTACAGGAGGTTTCCAACCATCCAATACATCTTGAACAAAAGCTTTATAAGCTAAAAATCCTTTCTCTGTCATATGACCTTTTGAATTATAAATAATATCCATTGTTAATAAACAAGGAACTTGAGTTTCATCTTTTGCATACAAAGGAAAATTGTCTTCTATTATTTTTTGATGTTTATCATAGTCATCTAAAAAACTATGACGACTTTTCATAAACGCATCTTGTATTATTTGTCTCTCTTCTCTGGTATTTTGTTTATGTTGTTTTGGTATTTTCATAATATATAAGCTCTATCAAAGTCTCTTGGATCCAAGACGTGTAATTCACGCTTCGCTCTTGTTGCACCAGTATAAAATAATCTATGTAGTTCATCTGGATCATAACTCATTGTTTCGAGTGCTGCGTTTGTTATATCTTGCATCAATAAAACTTTGTCTGCTTCTCCTCCTTTCGCTCCGTGTATTGTTGACATTATTATACGAGGATTTTTATTTAGTGTTTCACCATTCGCCCTCATATTACGAATGTAATTCTCTGTCATAGGATCTAGTCCTTCGAATGCTTCGTACCAAACATTGTCTGTAACTAGACCGTGTTCAGCTTTACATTCTGTAATTAAATATTTTTGATCTGCGTGTAATGTTTTACCTTTTCTAAATCCTTCTAGTACATTTGATCCTAGGTATTCGTATATGTTTTTTATCTCCAGGTGATTTAATTGTGCACCTTTACGCCAAGCTTCCCAATTGTTTAATGCTAACAATAGTTTAAGTGGTATAGAGTTACGTCCTTTAAATTGATAGTACCAACCTCGAAGTTCGCATACTTCTTTTACAGAATCTAAAAAATGATTTGCAGAAGATAAAACTAACCAATTACCTTCTGACATATCTACCTGTGTAATATCAGAATATCTTTTTAAGACTCCGTGTTCTTCTCTAGGTTTATAATTTTTATCAAATCTGTTTTGTACTTGACCAATTATCTTTTGTGATAGTTCGTGTATGGGTCCACCAGGAATCCTGTAAGATTGATCTAATGTTTGTATATCATCTACTTCTTCTTTGAGTGCAATGAAGTGATCCACATCTGCACCAGCCCACTTAAATATAGCCTGGTCATCATCACCTGCAATATAAGTTTTCTCTGCACGACTCCACATCTTTCTTACCATTTCCCATTGTAACAAAGATAAGTCTTGTGCTTCATCTATAAATAACACTTCAAACTTATTGTGTTTTTCTTTTGCAATATAATCTTCTAGTAAGTCATTAAAATCTTTCAAACCTTTTTCTTTTTTAAATCTTTTTAATTCTTCTGCTAATAAAAATAATGTGTTTCGTTCTATGTCTAGTATATTTTTTCTAGAATCATAATACTCTAATAGATCTATTCTTTTAACTGCTGCTGTATTTATTATTGTAAGATATTCATTGTCTGAATTAAACGTACCATCACCTTCAGAGAATCTTGCTACCTTAATTGGTATACCACACTTCTCACCAAACTCTTTGTAGTCTTCGCTACCCATCATTTTTTCTCTCGTCATACCTACTTGATTAAATGCATATGAGTGTAATGTTCTAAAGTAACTTAAATCATTATCTATGTCCAGGCCAAACTTATCCGCGGCCCTCGATGCTGCTTCCGTTGCAGCTTTTTTAGTGAAAGAAAAATAACCTATCTGTTTTGGTCTAACTCCGTCTTGTATAAACTGGTCAACTAGATTTAATAGTGTCGTTGTCTTTCCCGTTCCCGGTGGTCCTAATATTATTGTTTTCATATTTCCTTAATTTATTTCTTAATAATCTGTTCTTCATATTTAGATAGTCGACTCGTTCTTGTAGTTCTTCTATCTTCAACCTCAATCTTAAATGCCAATTAGGGCCTACATCTCTATCAAACATTAAAAGTCTTCTTGTTGATATGGTGTTTTAGAAACAGAAGCTTCTGTTTGCTTCATTGTTTTAATCTTAATTAGTCTTGGTTGTTGTTTCTTTATTCTTACTCTCTCCTCTCCTACAAATTCATCTAATCTTTTAATTAAATTACCTGTTTGATTCTTATCTTTCTCCCAATGATTTCGTTTACAAAAATTATAAAAGTCTTCCATTCTAAAGTATGTGTATTCTCTTTTCTCATCTGTGTATGGTAGTTTGTTAAATACATCATCAATTGTTCTTGCTGATTGTCTATTCGTTGTCCAATCTTGCAAGAGTCCTGTAAGTTCATTCATTGGATTCAAAGACTCTAATGGTTCTACTTCTTGTAGCCCCTGCATCATAGGTTTTAAAAAATGTTGTTTCCAATCTTTTGGTTTCGGTATTGGTACTACCAGGTTTGCTTGATCTAAACACGCCAACGCGAATAAGTTTGGACTATAAAGTTGTTCTGATTTTAGTTCTATTCTTTTTTTATCTACATCTAAAAACCATTGTGGTGGTGATGATGCATACTTTGTAAGACTACCTAGTACAGGCATTTCTTCTTCACCAAATCCTACACCAAATCTTTTTGTTCTACACAAACCAGACTGACATACTGCATTGATGGGTGCATCTTTACATCTATACTTATCATAACCTTTTCGATTGACTGATTTAATTAATTGTTGAACCTCACTATTACTTAATGGTGGTTCCATAAATTTCATATTTGCTTTTACAATTTCATCTTCCCAAGTATCTGGTGATGATTGTTTATAATAAACTGCTATGTTAAATAGTGCATTGTTCCTGGAACCTTCACCAAAACCTGTTGTTGCAAGTTTATTTAAACAAGGTGGACCTCCAGGAAATGCTTCTTCTATTTTTTTCTTTTCTGTTTTGATTGCTTCGACTGTCTCTTTGGTACAAACAAATTTATCATAGAGCTGATAAAATTCTTCAAGTGAACAACCGGCGCCATTATCGTTGATAGCATAACGTAGTCCTTTCATCTCATTGTAGTAGGGTAAGTTTAAAAAGTTTCCAGTGTCCCCACGATCCACTAAAATTTCTGTTTGTTTTGGAAATATTTCTGATCCTTCATACCCAAGTATGACTGACATCTCTTTTAATTTTGATTGCATCAAAGATGCAGGAATGTTTTCTTTTGTAAATAAAAATACGTGTGCTCCGCCAGATTTACTACGGCAGACTATGAGAGGAAGTTTATGATCCCGAATACTTTTAACGAGGCTAGTATGATCAAAGTTATATTCGTCAATATCAATACACCCCCACCTACAATCATTGTTCTCCGTAATGGGGATGATGCCCAAGGCTGCGCCTTTTCCTTCAAGGTGATTTGTCCAGAGTTCATCGGTGACGTCTTGACGAACAATAAAAGCTTTGCCTTGTTGCTTTCCGTTGCTGCCTCGCTCACCGGGTTGATATTGTCCATAAGCGATTTCTAATCCTAAAAATATTGATTTAAATTTGTTCATTATCATTTCTCAATTCTTTGTAAAGGGGGAAGTTGCCTTCCCCCAATATTAATTTAGTACGGAGTTGAATCCGATACTTTCTCTTCCACATCAGCTTTTGTTTGAACGGTCCCTTTAGATACATTTCCAGAAAAGTCTTTTGCACTTAAGTACAAAGCCTTATCTTCTTGTCCTAAAATTCTGTCCTGTGTAACAACCCAGCCATACCAAGAACCTTTATCGTTCTTTTGTAGCGTAGATGCTAGATTATACACAACTCCGTGCATAGGAGGGATAGCAAATCCACCCTTGCCATCAGCAATTTGTATGGTTTTCATCATAGAATTCCATTTTTTACTGACATTTAATTGAGTTGATTTCATTGTGATCAAAGCAGGAGTATAACCACCTGTCTTTGTCTCAATCATTACATAGTAAGATGCAGTCTCTTCAAGATAATTACCATTAGGCAATCTAATCTTTGAGCCATCTCTCTTACCTGTAGCGATTACCGCGCTGTTCGGTAGGTGAATTGCCACAGGTGCTCCTGGACCATCCCCTCTATCCGACCATTCTGGATAATCTTTTTTGTAGTAGCAAGGAATAACCTTGATACCTTTTTTACCATCGTATAACTCGCTGGTAACAGTATTGTAGATCATACCAGGTTTGGCACCATCTATATACTTTGCATCACCATCAGTTACCTGCGGTGATAACTGTCCCAAGATTCTGACAAAAGGCAAAGCCATATCGTCTTGTGTCATATTCTCGAAACCTTTAGCTGCATCATCACCAAACAAGGCAAGTGATCCAGTGTCTTTTTTCATTACTTCATTACTCATTATTGTTTCTCCATTATTTCCGAGTGATTTTAGTTTTGTCTTTAATCCAAGTACTAAAGACATCAGATGGCATATCGAGCCCGGACTCGATACGCTCTCTGAATAGAGCAGTTAATGTCATCCAAGCCACATCAGATTTCTGTTGCGGCTCATACCCATTGGCTGCTGCAAGGTCCAACAATTGTTTCGCCTTGTCATCTTCTCCTTTACCAAAAGTTACAAAGACATTGTTTTTAATAATATCTCCTAACCCCTGTTGTCGAAGCCATTCATAGGCTGCTTCCCTCTTCATTTCATCTTTTGGAAGAGTGCACCTAAATTCTTTTTTTACAGATACTTTAGATCCATCAGCTAATTTTATTTCTGACAATCCTTGCTCTGCAAGTAATTCTGGTATCACACGAGAACTGATATCATCAGCCTCTGCTTTTTTATTTTTAAGTTGCTCCTCTAACGCAGCAATCTCATCTTCTTTTTGTTTCAACTTTACACATTCATCTGCAACAGTTGTAACTTCTACGTTGTCTAAAAGATCTTTAGAATCTTCTAGCATCATATTTCTTACTTCACTCATTGTTATCCTTTCTGATATCCGTCCACTTCTAATGGATAGTATCTATATTCACGTTTGTCCCACTTCAACATATTAAACTGTCCGTTTGTAGTTTCACCTACTAGCCAAGTTGAGATACCTATTATTACAGGATCTCCTACAGCAAGTAAATAATCTTCTTTACGAAAGTCTTGTAAATTTTTTCTCATCTTCTGCACGTATGGTGCAGTAGAAAATATTGCTTGGTCCCTGTTGGGTAAGCATATTACAAGATAACCAAAATCAGACGCACTTAATATATTTATATTAGGTGGTGGTTGTTGAATTACATAAACAAATTTTTCTTTAGGATTGCTTTTATGAAATTCTAAAAAGCTTGCCAAAGAATCTGGTTTGTATAACTCAAATATTTTATTTTTCATTTCTTACTTCTTGACAAGAGATATAATAGTATTTATATAATTGTCAACTAGAAAGAAGAAAAAAATTATGAATTATAAATTTAAAACAAAACCATACGCCCATCAAATTACTGCGTTAGAAAAATCGTGGGATAAAAAAGAGTATGCATACTTTATGGAAATGGGTACAGGTAAATCAAAAGTGTTAGTAGATAATATCGCTATGCTGTATGATAAAGGTAAAATAAATGCGGCACTAATTATAGCACCAAAGGGTGTTTATAGAAACTGGTTTTCTCAAGAAATACCAAATCATTTAGCTAGTCATATAGATCATAAAACGGTACTATGGACTGCGACTACATCTAAAACAAAGGATAAAGAGTATCAGCAATTATTTAAAGTAGACATAGACCTTCACATCCTTGTAATGAATGTAGAAGCATTCTCTACTAAAAAAGGTTTAGAGTTTGCTACAAAGTTTTTAAACTGCCACAACACACTGATGGCTATAGATGAATCTACAACTATAAAAACACCAAGTGCAAAAAGAACTAAAGCTATTCTTGCATTAGGTTTACTTGCTAAATACAGAAGAATACTTACAGGTTCTCCTGTAACTAAATCACCACTAGATTTATATACACAGTGTGGTTTTCTTGACAGTTTTTTACTAGGGTTTGATAGTTATTATGCATTTAGAAATAGATATGCAACAATGCTAGATCGTAACTTTGGTGGACGTAGAGTACAGATTGTAGGTGGTTATAAAAAACTAGGTGAGTTATCAGAAAAACTAAAACCTTTTTCTTACAGAGTATTGAAAGAAGATTGTCTGGACCTACCAGAAAAGACTTACATACAAAGAGAAGTAGAATTAACTGATGAACAGAAACAAATATATTCTACTATGAAATCCGCGGCCCTCGCTTCTCTAAAAGGTAAGATGGCTACAGCACCACATATACTTACACAAATGATGCGTTTGCACCAGATCACGTGTGGTCATTTAAAGAATGATGATGACACTATTACAGAAATTAAAAACAATCGTATGACATCATTGTTAGAATTGCTTGAAGAAGTAGAAGGTAAAGTAATTATATGGGCTAATTATGTGTATGATATTAAGCAGATAGTCAAAGCCATATCTAAAAAATACGGCGAGAGTTCTATAGTACAATATTATGGCGCAATTCCAGCAGAAACAAGGCAGAAAAATATAGAGAGATTCCAGGACCCAGACTCCGATGCACGATTCTTTGTTGGTAATCCACAGACAGGTGGTTATGGTATTACCTTAACGGCTGCTAACAATATGATTTATTATTCTAATGGATATGATTTAGAAAAAAGGCTACAGTCAGAAGACAGAGCACACAGAATAGGTCAAAAGAAGTCGGTAACATACATCGACCTTATAGCACCAAAAACTATAGATGAAAAGATTAGAAAAGCTTTACGTAAAAAGATCAATATAGCTACAGAAATTATGGGTGAGGAGTTAAGAGATTGGATCTAATAATTTTAAATGATGGTTTGTTTCAGTTAATTCCTGTTACAAAAGAAATTATGGAAGGCATAGTAATAACTGCAGAAGTAGATTGTATTGATTTATGTAACATACTTCGAGAAAAACTTACGGGCTATGTAGATACTTTGAATCTACATATAATGAATGATGGCTCTGGTAATTTTATGGGTTGCATTTGTAGGTAGGATAATATAGGATAAAAATAATTTCTTTTAAAAAATTTTAAACTGAAAGCTCAAGGGCGTACAAATCTTGCCACTGGCATTTCCCTGGACGTTACCGATGACCTGCAAGGGTAGGGACCTGGAGTTTGGCCGGCTGTTAGTACGTGCACGGAAAGCAGCTGGTTTGATATGACTAAACTAATTCTTTTGCTGAACCTAATACAGGTTTGTATTTTGTTTTACCTTCTGACTTATATGCGTGTAAGAATGATGCTCTTGGTTGATCTGGTATCCAACTACAGTGGATCCATCCCGAGTTGGGTTCTCCGGGTGTGTAGAACTCGAGTATAAGCTGGTCTGGTGTAAGATTATTTTTAATCCAATCAAATAATTCAGCGTTGTCGACTCCAATACATTCAAAATCTGCCGCCTCTGCTTTTGCGTGCTGTGAATTTACCGAGCTGCCGATGGCAAGACATAATTCTTCGCTACGGAATCCCGATGTGATCTTAACTCTGCCGAAGTGGTCACGTACCGGCTGTAAAATATTTTCACACAGTGCTTTTAATTTTTCTATTTGTTCTGCATTAGGATTATTGTTGATACCTTTCCTGATAGCAGTATCTGATTTGATTAATTCTGATAAAGTAAAGTTACGACTTAAGTTCATATAAATTTTTCTAACACGAAAAGTACAGCAGTTCCCGCTGCCGCTAAAAGAACCCAATAGACTTTATCTATCTTACCGCCCAATTTTTCTACATCTTCGTGTATGTGTTTAAGATGATTGTTCTTAATTTGGTTAATATCTTTTTTTAGACCTGTTATGTGTCCGTAAAGCGATATGATATGTTCTCGTGTATTTTTAGGTTCTATTGCCATTATACTGTTCGTTGTTTTTTTCTGTAAGATTGTTCTAGTGGACTTAAATAAGTTTCTTCCGCTAATGTTAATCTACTTACAGGATCGATATTACCAAACTGTGCATTGTTTACAAGTGCTGGATTTGGCATTGGTGGTAGGCCTGCAGTTGTTGCTGGTCCTAGGGTTGGTTCTGGTAAGTTACTAAAAGGGTTAATTATATTAGGAAATACATCTGCATTTATAGAAGTAGATTCTAATACATCTCTTATTCTATCAATTACATCTATAGCTTGTTCAAAAGGATTTGGTGCTCCTATTTGTTCTGCTCTTTCTGCAAATAATTCTTCTACATCTCTTGACACCGAATATGGTCTAAACAATCCTTCATTTATAAAACCAAAAGCTCTTCGTTCACCTCTATTATCAAAGTTAGTTTCTATTTGATCTTCGTCCATACCTAAAACTTTAGCTGCATCTACATCTAAATACATTCTTCTATTAATTTCATATAATGCTTTGTTTGCTTCAAGATATGCATCAACAACTTCTTCAGGTGTAACTACACCTCCTTTAAGTGTTTGTCTTGTAAATATATTTCTAGCACTTCTTATACCATCTTTGTAATTTGTAATTTTATAATTTAAAGATTTTCTTGGATCTACATTAACTCTACGCATACCTGCAATACCAAGTAATTCATTCCCTAATTCGTATTCATTACCACGTTCATCAAACCTACCTAAACTATCAATAGGTCTGATTGCTAAACCTAATCTACCAAGCTGTCTCCAGTTAAGTGGTGCTTGTGCTTCAACAAGGTGTGCAACTGATTTCATAATCTTACTACCAATAGGATCAATTGCAGGATCTTTGTTATAAATTTCTCTACCCGCTGCATCCACACCACCTCTACCTAATATAGGTGCTACGTCTTGTAGTGCTTCTGTCCAAATAGATTCTGATATAAATGGTTGACCAATTTCTTTTGTAGATTCGATTAAACCTAAAATAAAATCATCCATAATACCATCTTTGTCTGCTCTGCCAGAATTAACTGCGTTAACTACTGTTTGTAATGGTCTTGTTAAAGTATCGTACGCATTTAAATGAGAAAAATCTACGTAAGAAAGTTTACCATCTTCATCTTTAAATGGTACAAGAACAGAATTTTTAGACCATTCAGGTACATATCTTCTCATTGCTTCAAGTTCTTCATCACTTACATCGTTTAAAGTTTGCATCATTGCAACTGTACCAAGAGGTAGTGCTGCTGTTGTGGCAGTCATACCTGTTAATCTTTGTAATCCTCTAGCTCTTAATGGATTAACTTCTTTACCATTTATTTTTGCAGTAAAAAATATTTCATCTAACGCTGTTTGAACTATATTTGTACCTGTTCTCATAATCTCTGCAGGGAAAGCTACAAAGTTTCC